ATCACCAATTTCTGATGCTGTTGGTGAAATTATGGGATTGGAGCGTCTTCATGGTGCACCTTCTCCTGAAAAGGCATGGACACATTGGCAGCGTGAATTAGATTTAATTTCCCATCCTTGTGGGTTATTTGATCCAAAAGCTTTGCGCCGCGGTGTTGAAGATATGCACGCTCATGTTCGAGATGTGTGCAATAATTCTCCTGACTTTGCTTTGGTGCACCCCTATGATCTTGATACAATTTTGGCTGGGGCCGATGGCATAACTTCTGTCGATGGTGTAGATTTGAGCACGTCGATGGGTTGGCCAATAAATGCTCCCAAAGATAAGTACATCACTGTCAGTGAGAGAATAGTGCCCGGTATAACCCGACCTCTTGAATTGGATGCGAGTATTTTATCTGCTGTGGAAAAAACAGAAGAAATTTTGTTGAGTGGAGAACGTTGTTATGCCATAAACCGTGCCACAAAGAAAGACGAAGCTACTAAATTTACAAAAAAGAAGATTCGTATCTTTGCTGGTGCTCAATATACAACAATCCATTTGGTGCGCAAGTATTTTTTACCATTAGTCCGGTTTATACAAACGAATTGGAAGGTTATGGAATGTGCAGTCGGAATTAACGCTTATGGACCTCAGTGGTCTGAATTGGCGGAACATATGACTCGACATGGAGAAGATCGTATGATTGCTGGAGATTTTAAAGCGTTCGATAAAAGTGTCTCTCCGATATTGCTCACGGAAGCTTTTGGAATAATGATTTCCATGGCAAAAATGGCAGGATATAATGCCGATCAAATTGTAGTGATGGAAGGGCTTGCAACTGAGTTGTGCTATCCTTTGTACGAGTGGGACGGTGTATTTTTACAGGCATATGGGAGTAACCCTTCGGGGCACCCTCTTACTGTTATTGTAAATAATCTCGTCAATTCACTTTATATGCGCTATGCGTATTATCGGATTTACCAAAACGAGGAAGTTCCTCGGTTTTCGTCGCGAGTCACATTGATTTGTTATGGCGATGATAACTTTCAAAATGTTAGTCCACTGGAAAAAAGATATAATTTTAACGCAGTTCGAGATGCGCTGGCTGAAGTAAATATCATTTACACAACTGCTGATAAAGATGCTTTGAGAGAAGAAACTTTGATTCCTCTATCTGAAGTGTCTTTTTTAAAGCGTGGATTTCGTTATGATACCGAGTTGGGAGTCTGGTTGGCACCTTTAGAAGAAGCTTCTATTTCTAAGTCTTTGCACAATTATATGCATCGTAAAGGAGTTTCTGTTTTACCCGAACAAATAGCAGCCCAGGCAATAGCTGGTGCTTTGCGAGAATATTTTCGTTTCGGGCAGGAGATTTATGAACAACGTCGTGATCAACTTCAATGTGTGGCGGTGACCACAGGAGTTGACCGATTTATTTCAGAATTTCCGACTTATGCTGAGTGCGTTTCTGAATTTAAAGGAGAACGAATCACGACAGTGATTTATCCTATGATTTGGGAATGCGCGTAAATGGCACCGTCTCGGGCAGACTATAAATGCGTCCCTCTGTGAGTTATAAATCTCACACCTAACGGAATCAAAATTATATGTGTGTATTGGTTACCGACTGTTTTTATATTTTATGTATTTTTATTTTACTTTCTGGCTTGCACATATAGGGAGGACCCCCGTGTCCAATTGGTATTTACCAAGGGCTCCCACCCACCAGATACATGCGGGAGACACCACTGAGTGTGGGTTGTCTCCTTTAATTCATTACACTTACTTCTTTATTCAATGTACAAATTAATAAAGAGTCTTTGACTCATCAACAGCAAACCCTCTGTTTTACAGATGATACTCAAGATTGGAAATACGTCGTTCCATCTGAGGCTGACCCTACTAGACGTGTTACTGATACTACAACAGCGACATTGGAAAATTTCTTCTCCCGACCGTTGAAAATTGCGGAATTCGAATGGGAAATTAATTCACCTTTTTATGAAAATATTGATCCTTGGTCATTGTATTTTGACAATCCTCGTGTTGGCAATCGAATTTCCAATTTTAACTTATTGCGTGCAAATTTGCATGTTAAGTTTCTAATTAATGGAAATTCTTTTTATTATGGAAGATTACTAGCTAATTATAAGCCATTATCTCCAGCTGATACGACAACTTTGGATCGTCCTTTTTTCATTCAAGACAACATTGAAGCTTCACAGCGTCCACATCTTTATTTGGATCCTTCAACAAATCAAGGAGGCACTTTAGTTCTCCCCTTTGTTTGGTATCATAATGCTTTGAGAATTCCTCAAGCAGATTGGTCCCTTATGGGAGAAATTTCTGTGCGTTACTTGCAAGTTTTGAAGCATGCGAATGGTGCTACTGATTCAATTACTATCTCAGTTTTTGCGTGGGCAGAAGAGGTGGCAATGTCTATTCCTACGTCTGATAATCCTTTAACTTTGACTCCTCAAGCTGGAGTTGAGGCTTCTATGGATATTGGACATTCTGGCCCTTTATTGACACCTATGATTAAGCGAGCTTTGTCTTATGTACCTCGATTTTCAGCTTTTGCTCTAGCATCCGAACAGTGCCTGAAAGCTACGCTTGCGATGGCACAAGTGTTCGGATATTCTAGACCACTTATCCAAACTGATACAGTTAGACAAGTCCCTACTTTTGCCAATTATGCGGCAACAAATGTTAAAGATTCGTCTTATAAATTGACTTTGGATTCTAAAGCTGAAACTTCTATTGATTCGAGAGTTGTTGGTTTAGCCGGTCATGATGAAATGACGATAAATTCTATTTCAACTCGGGAGTCTTGGTTGACTTCGTTTCCGTGGACAACTTCGGAGGTTCCGGAAACTTTGCTTTGGAATACGTATGTTGCACCAGTCGCTTATGACTTGTTCACTAGTACATTTACCGAATATCATTTGACACCTATGGCTTTTGTTTCCATTCCCTTCAAGTATTGGAGGGGTACGTTAAAATATCGTTTTCAAGTTGTTAGCAGCGGTTTCCATCGTGGGCGTTTGCGAATTGTTTATGATCCTTCGTTTCAATCTACGAATGAATACAATTTGAATTATACGCACTTAATGGATATATCTACAGAAAAAGATGTTACGATTGAGGTCGGATGGGGTAGTGATAAAGCCTTTCTTCCAACAAATAAACCGGGCGATGGATTAAATGTTTGGAGTGCAACTGCTCTATCTGCCCCTGCCACTTTTG